CCAAACTGTCTAATAGCAACAGGATTGTCATCAATATAAACCCCAGAACTCTTGTAAACTCTTAGGTTAATACGAGTGACCTTCTTTTGCCGCATCTGGTTCTGACCAGCAATAGCTTGAGAGTTTGTATTCAAAGGCATACTCTTAATCTTAGGTATAAAGTTATACCCTACTTCAACGTCAATAACACCACCGCTAGGGTCTTGCTCAAGAATAAATGATTTCTCACCATTAGTTAAAACAATGTATCCATCACTAGCACCTGCTTGTACTACACGTTTTGGTAATGGCGTTCCTCTTGCCACAACACTAACTGTTTCTCCGTTTAAATGGTTTGAAGCTAAAAATAAATTATTGCCAATAAGACTAGTGCTACTTAAAAGTTTAATAGCAGAATCCATTAAGTAATCAAAATCCCACTTTTCTACTGTATAGGAAGTAGTAGTATCAGTAGTTCTTTTATTTACTAAAAATAAATCATTTTTAACAACAGATACAGATACAGTCTTAAGAGGGTATACAGTGTTAGTATCTCCGTTAATCCATTTAGTAAAACCGTTAATATCTTGTGATCTAAGCGTATTAAGAATACTAGAAGTTCCATCTTGATTAACAATAAATACCCAGTTAGCATCTTCTGATAATGACCCTGCTAAAATACCTAAGTCTGCTGGGTTATCTATAAGTTGTGAAGACAATACAGATATGTCTGTACTGTTATAAGCATCTTCATTAAAATTATATAAAAACGATCTTAGCGTTCTGCCGTTTTGGTCAACAAATAAAGTTGCACCATCTACAGATTTAACCTCTAAATAAGATGCGCCATGTTGAGTCTGGGACAAAATAGTAATGTCAGCAGGGGTAGATCCATTAACTACAAACTCAGCTCCAGCAGTAAACACCTGCAAGCCGCGATCAGGGTTAATATCAATAATTTCTGTAAGCTGTCTTGAAGAAATAGTAATAAACAAACCTTCGTCAGCATCCCCTTCTTCGGTGTAAAAGTCAAAAAACGACCCTGCCCTAGATGCAAACAAACTTTGTAGTTTAGATTTAGTGCCACCAAACCATAATCGACCACTATAAAATGCGGCAGTTTTGGGATAGCCTCTATTGTCACTCCATACATTTTCTTTTCTAGCAACACCAACTTGTGACTGAGTAAATACTAAAGTATCAGCGGCATTACCTAGCGTAACAAAACCGCTAAACAATTCAAAAGGCTTAGTAGATTCTCCGCTAATAGTAATTCTGTATTGTTTTGCACCTACTCTTGCAACATCTATTCCGGTATCTCCAAAGCTAGGCATTTCTTGCAAGTTTCTTTGTATGTTAGCTACGGTTGAGTTTTGTTCTGCTGTTCCAGAATCTCCATTATAAGTAATGTTTTTACTTAATATCCCTTCAACGTCTATTTGAAACCTATCGCCTGTAGCCCAGCTTGCTCCAGTAAGCGTTAATGTTTGAATTTCATCCGTTGGTGTAGGACTTAAAGAATCATTGTAATCATATTGAGGAACATTTAAAAAAGGAATAACATCAACATCAAAATCTGTTGTACTTGTGTTTATAATTCTTATAGGCGCATGATCTTGATGAAACATTAGCATAACGTTTTCAGTTTGCACATCACGTATTGCGGCTACCTGAGAAGATCTAAAGGGCAAAGGCAAATAAGCTACAGGCGTAAAATTAGAAGTTTGGTCAGTTACCCTGTAAATAGACACATTACCGTAAGATGGTGTTGTCTCTTCACCCCCAGTAACAACACATAAATAGTGCCTGTCTGTCTCAATGCTAAAATCAAATGTCTTAACATCTGAAGAAGTAGCAGTTGGATACAAAACATTAAACTCACTTAATTGTATTTTAAGTGTGCCTAAGTCGCCAGTGTCTCCGGTGCGAACAATCCTAAAATATTTGTAATCAAATGTATCAGTTACCCTAATGCGAATTGATTGCTCTATTTCAGTAACAGTCATAGTCTGACGAGTAGACCAAGATACGTTATCTAAAGATGCCTGTATTTTAAATGCGCCAGAACCAGTGCCACTTAACTTAATGTTTTTTACATCAATAAATTTACCAAGATTGCTTTCGCCAGAAATATTATATAACGCAACTACATAATCTGCATTAGCTCCAGTACCCAACACGCCAATGTTAGTTGTTGTTAGTCCTACAGTAGCAGGATCAAAGTCATTAATATTAGCCGCTGTTCCACCTTCGGGCATAGTGGCGGTTATTTCAGAACTAACAAAAGGCTTAATAATATTTTCTGCTGTGTCTACATGCTGAGTGCCTGCTCTACGCTTTAAACCGCCTTGTGGTACGATTAAAACGTTTTCGGCTGTCTCCATACCCTGATAGTATTGATCTAGGTCTACGCGCCCTTTAAGCAGGGGCGATAACTCTCCGCTTACAAACGAACTTTGCATGAACTTAGACTTTGCCATAACTAGCGCCTTACGTTAATAAAGGGACGATCAGTTATAGGGACTACAGGATATTGTTGCGAATCTGTAAATCTTGCCATGCGAGAGGCATTAAGATACTGTCTAGCGTTAGCATCCATAGAAGCCGCGCTGTCACGAATAGAAGGCGCAAAGTCCATAGCAAGTGCGTACTCAATCATCTTAGAAAAGTAAACAGGCCATGTAGATTCTGGAGCGTTATAAATGTAATCAACGTATATTGCATCACTTGCATTGCAATACAGCTTGTCACCGTATAGTCCGTAGGGGACTTGAGGATTAACTTTAATGAGGAATAATAGATCAGCAGGAAGTTGGTAAATGGATTGCCATTCAGTGCCTACTGGTATTTCAACTGTTAGGTCTAACTGTGCTTTTTTCCTAGCAAATCCCCAGCGAAACTTGGTTATCTCATTCTGTACAATGTTGTCATACAGATTGTTAGCTACAGTTTGTGCGCGAGAATTGCCCTCTAAAGAAGTGATAGGCAAATCGCCAATTAAAATTAATGCATTAGAGATTAATTGGATTTTACTAGCCATAACGCTACCTTAGAATTAAGAAAGAAAGGGGGCCGAAACCCCCAGACGTTTTACTTTACTACTTACTTTATGCGGTAATTACTAAACCGCCAGCTAGAGTAATAGCTGTAGCTGTACGAGTTTTTACATAAGTAACAAAAGCTGTAGGAGGAGTAGTGCTAGTAACAGCAGTTACGATATCTCCTAAAGCTAGTTCATCGACAGCGCCTAGCATGTAATCTGCGCCTACGATAGTAGCCTTAGCATCAGCAGTAGAATACTGCCAAGTGCTTCCGCCATTTCCAGAACCGCCAATGCGGCATAAACCTGATCTTGCAAAAGCCATGATGATTCTCCTTATACGTTATTTTTGTATTTAACTCGAACTAAACCACCGTTGTCACGAACAACAGCGCCAGCTTTGAGCATACCATTACATAGATATGAAGTACGGTCAGCAATGTAATCAACAGAAGTCTTCATGTCCATACCAATAGCAAGTCCAACAGCATCTTTCTGGAAGAACCAAGAATCAATGGTGTTAGCCGCAGATACTTTCAAACCACCTTCTGCGCGAGTACCAAGAATAACAAACCGGAATCCACATAGAGTGTTAATGTCGCCAGAAACAAGAGCTTTAACATTTTGGTAATCAGAAGAAGTAGCAGTTTCGCTATTCAAAAGTCCACCAAGTCCGTCAGCATCAATAACAGCATAAAGATCACGATTACCAACATTCTGTCCACGCAAAGCAACTTGAGCGGCAATAACTTTAGCCATAGTAAGGCTAGTAGCTCCAGCGGCAATATCAGTAGCATCTGGAGTAGATGCGTCCATTGCATCAATAGAAAGCTGATCTTCACGACGACCAATAGCGGCCGCAATAGTGCTTGCTAGTTCTTGCTTTTCGTCAAAATTAACGTCTGCTTGGTCAAAAATATCAGTGTATTCTGGAGCGTTCCAGTTTTGTAGAGTAGCAGTTTTAAATTCGTGCGCTACATTCATAGGAGTTACTAGATCAGAAGTAGACTTCTGGTTAGCTAGGCCCTTGCCCATACGACGGAATTTGTAAGTGTCACCGACTACGTTGTTACGAACAGTAACAGCAGGCTTGATAAGCCCAACGCCTTGATAGGCATGTTTTACCATTGAGTCAAATTCTGTGACTGCAACAGATGATAGAAATTTACTCATAAGATTTTCCTCGAAAAAGAGTAATTAAAAAAGTTTTTCAAGGTTTAAGCTGAGTACCCAGTAAATTGGTCAGCATTCAACCTAAATTTACTGGGCCTTTGGGAAAAGGGTATCCAGTGTACGGATTATACACCTTTTACCCTCTATAAATCAAATAGCTATTGATTACCGCCCCATGCTTCCATCATTGTTTGAACTTTTCGCTCATGGGCTATGCTGGTGCTTCTTAGTAAATTACCTTGCTCGTCCTTTTTAAACATCTCTGCTTCAATGGCTTCCCAAGATAAACCTTCTGGATTGTGACCACCTTCGCTTGGTAGTTTAGTCGGAGCGGTAGCTCTAACAAGTAACTCAA